ACCTACGATACCACAAGACGTAACACCTACAGATACACATCTTGACAAACAATTAGAATACATTAAAGAAAAAGGCATTCTTGTAGAAGAAGATCAGTTACATAGAATGGTAAATAACAAAATTTACACCAAAGCACAACAAGAAGCTGAAGAAGAAACATTTTATTTTGTTGATACCAGTTATAATGATGGATTTGTTGTAAATGAGTCAACTGTTTCTTGGCGTTCTAAAGACTTAATTATTAAAGGTAAGACCAAAGCGACCATGGTTGTAAATAAGTTAAACCTGTATCGCGACATGTTGTTAAGAGCTTACGAGCTTGGTTACGATCCTAATAAAATAAATAACGAAAACGGTGTATACGGTATTCGTTATGATTTTGACACGGATCCAAGAGGATTTCTTTATGCAACAAGTCATCACAAATTGCAAGTATTTGTATTTGGTATATTTTTTACCAATAAAGACAGTTGTAATCGACTTCTTGATGAATTTGGAGAAAGAATAAAATTGTATTATTAATTCAAAAAAACAGTGTTTTAGTAGTTTAAGAGGTAAAACAACATTCTATCATTGCCACAGATCAAGTGAGACGCAGAAGTATGAGTATTCAGAAAATGACAATCAGCGACAGAGAGCACGATTTACATGTATAGATATCAGGTTCAATTCCTGATCTAAACACTGTTTTATATCACAAAGGGAAATATCACCCATATGTTGGACACTTTAAAAATAATTTATGATTAAATACTCAACAAGATTAGTAATTGTACTTAAAAATGTTGTCATCAAGATTCCTGTAAGCAGAAAAGGATATTTGCAAGGAGTCAATGAAAAATACATTTGGGATAAGTATAAAAATGTTACATCGTTAGCAGAGTTAAAATGGATGCGCTTTGGTATTGTATGTCAAAAAAGATATGATACAGAATTATTAACAATTCCTAATATAGTTGTAAGACGTATTAAAGCAAAAGTTCCTGAATTTAATTTTGCTGACTGTGATTTACATAACTCTGAAAACTGGGGAATTGAAGGTAAAAATTACATCTTACTTGATTACGGTGTTAATGAATACATAGCAAGCTTGTACAAATATTAAAAGAAAAAAGATGACTAAAGAAGAAGAAATCAAGTCTATAGAGTTTAGACTTAAAGCAATTTTCTCACAAGATGTAATAAAAGCAATTCATGTTATTGAGTCAAGAGAGTTATTTAGTAAATGGAAAGTTTTAACAGAGTACGTTTCTGATAAAACACCAGTACTTCAATACACACCAGATTTTATTGAACCAATTTTAGAAACAAAACCATTATGCAACAGCATTATTCGTATACAGAACATGAATTAGGAGACCCTCCTAAAGTTAATTTAAAAAAAGATAATATATGTCAGCATTTGTATTTAGTGATCCGCATTTTCATCATGAAAATATGGCAAAAAGGCGTGGTTTTTCTTGTGCAGAAGAAATGAATGAGCACATTGTAAAGAACTGGAATAACACCGTATCAAAAAGAGATGCAGTGTATTTGTTAGGTGACATTACAATGGAAAAGAATAACTACGCTATTCTTAGTAGACTAAACGGGGTCATAAACGTAGTTCTGGGAAACCATGATGAACGTCAGCATACAAAGTATATGGCGCATTATGTTAACTCAGTAGCTGGAATGATAGATTATAAGAACACTTATATTCTTACTCATTGTCCAATACATCCTTCTCAACTTGAATTCAGATATTCTTATAATATTCACGGTCATGTACACTATAATAGTTTAGATGATCCGCGATATATAAACGTGTGTGCTGAAGTTATAGACTACAAACCAATATTGATAACAGAATGCGTAAAAGAATTCCGTTAAGAAGAAGAACCAGAAAAGAAAAATCAGTTGTCCAAAAGTACTTTGAACATGCATTGCGTGCTGATGTAACATTTGGATTATTAAAACCTGAAAAGAAACTGGTTGAATACACTAAAGAATATGGCAAAATCCTCATCAAAGAAAATGATGTAGAAGATGTGAAAAAACATCTAACACCTGAGTTTTTTAATTCGAAAATTGAAATTAAAAATTTTATTAGTTATGAACTACGCTGAACACGTTAAAGAATTTAAAATTGCAAATGTGCAAATGATGCAATATTTGCTAAGCAAACAAGGAGGACTTCAACCTATGATAGTAGTTCTTGTCAAAGAAAGCAATGATGAAATGAATATTATTGCAATACCTGTCCCAGGTGAATTTTTAGATAATGACAATACAAAAGATGCATTAGCAGCAGCTATTCCGTCATTATTGGCAATGTTGACAAAACAAGGAAAGGAACCAGTGTGTTTTTCTTTTTCTTCAGAAGCATGGTTACGTAAGTCACCAGAAGGTGTAACAGAAGTTCCAGATAACTGGAAAGATTTACCTAAAACAGAATGTATGATTTCTACATATGAATCTGCAGATGAATCAGATATGGAAGTATTTGAAATCATTAGAGAAGGTAAGATGGCAAATGAAAATGGCGACTTAATTGATGCAATTGTATTAAGACCATATTCTATTAGTGAAAATGGTGAAAAACCAAAAGCATTAAAAGGTAGATTCCACGGAGCATTTCAGGAAATGTATAAAATGAGACAAGATGAAAAAGCAAATTAGTTTTGACGATCAAGTACATATGATCATTATTCATGCTGGTAATTATCTTAGAGATGATGGTAACGAAGATGAATATGTAGAAGGAAATTATCCTTTTGAACTTCTTTTGTCTGGTGATATGGAAATTGCAACCGGTGATGAAGTTTCAGATCAAGACATTACTATAAAATGGATTGATAGAAAGCCATTTAGAAATACAATTGAACAAGAAACAATTGAGAAAAAAATCATTAAAAAGTTTAAAAATAAATTTTTAAAAGATGAATAAAGAAATTGTAAACGTAGATTTTGACTTTACTGAACCATACACAGATGGTCAAGGAAGAGAGTTAGAAGCAAAAATCAGATTAAGTGTTGATGTAAGAAGCAAAACTTTTAATATCATGCCAAGTGCTATGAAAAAAGATTTTGTGTTTATGAATACTTCACAAGCAAATTGGCAATTATGGATTGCAACAGCAAAAGCAATTCAATCAGCAACTGAGTTTGCTGTACAGTACATTGAAGAAAACACACCAGCAGTACCGGAAACAGATGGAACAGTACAATAAAGTATTAATAGGACACGTAGGAGTTGACTCAGGTCAGCTTCTACTTTGTGATCCTTGTTACATTGAATCAGAATGGGAACAAGAAGATTTCACAGACGTTAGAGTTTATCAGCATAAAACAACTGGTGATAAACTGCAGTATATGGTCGATTTTCCAAACTATGGAACAGTAATTCCAAAGTATGGTAAAACTATGAACGAGTTAAATGAAACTGGTGAATGGAATCAAATTGAAGATTTGACAACAGAACATAATTTTAGTTACAATGCTTGTAGTAAAGCAACATTGTCTAAAAAAGGTGCTGGACAGTTAAAATATCAAATGGGACACGACGGTGTTGGCGTTGCATTTAGTACAGCATTCGGTGATGGTTTTTATCCAGTTTTTCAGAACTTTGATGAAGAAGGTAATCTTATGTCTGTAGAAGTAGTGTTTCAATTTCCAGAAGACGATGAAGATGAGGAAGCATAGTCAAGAATTAGTAGGCAAACGTGTACAGTTAATTTACATGAATGACAAACAGTCACCGGCACCTGGTACAAAAGGAACCGTAAGATTAGTAGATGATCAAGGAACAATTCATGTTGAATGGGACAGTGGTTCACATCTTGGTTTAATACCAGATGAAGATAAATACAAAATACTTTAATATGAAAGTAACTAAAAAATTAGTAGTACTTGATCATGGTGAAAAAACTGTTACAGTTTATCCTTATGATGAAAATGTATGGGAATCTCCAGAAGATTTTACAGACGAAGATGGCAATTATGTTTTAGATAGTAATTGCGAATGGATGGTTGTTGACGACCTTAACATAAAAATACTTTAATTATGTCACATCCTTTGCATCACAGTATTAGTAGTAAAAAGAAGTGGGGTGGTCACGTTGATGACTACCTCGCTATCCACAATTGGTTTGACGAAACAAAAATGCACTATCCGGACATGCGCCATAGAGCATTAAGACATCACGCAGAAGGTATATTCTGGTGTGAAGAAAAGTTTGGCACTTATATTATCAATTCTGATAGTAAAATGGTTCCTGTAAGAGCAATTGCAGAGCAGCATGTAATGGAAGATATAGGATTTATTCCTACTATCAAAGATTACCTTGACAACATGACACAACAAAACTGGATGTATAAGCCAGGTGAAGGTCGTAAAGTATTGAAAGAAATACAAGAAGAAAAATCAGATTACGTATTTAGTAAAAATAAAATTGTAAAATCATGAGTAAAGTAATTAGTATACAAGAAATTATTGATTGGTGTGACAAACAAACAGCTGAAGGTAAAGAAATCACTCTTTGCTGGGAAGGTGGAGGAGATTCAGGATGGGTTTACTTCGAAATTGATGGTACACAAGCTGAAGGTGAAGAAATTGAGGCACTTGTAGACATGATGTACAACGAACTTGATTATGGTTCTTGGGCAGGTGAATTTTCTGCAAATGGTACAGCAACATATGATCCTGCAACAAAGTGTTTTGAAGGTATTGACTATTATTCAGAAGATGATTGGACAAATACAACTTTTGAAGAACCATTTGCATTTTATATTCCAGGTACTCATGGTTTTGACAGCATTGAGTATAATATTGAAGGTAACTATGAAGATGACTTTAGAATAGAAGTTACATTTAATATTATAAATGGTTTTATTACACCAGAACTACGTGAACTTGAAAGTGAAATGTCTGAAGCAATAAAAGAAAAGTTAACTGAAGAACTTAAAGACAAAGATGTGAACTATTTTGGTACACACAAGTTAGCAGAAAGACACGAGATGAATACTGAAAAAAGTAGTGTTATATTTCAATTTGACACTATTGAATATTCAGTTTATCAAACTGAAGAAAAAGGTATAACAATTGATTTAAAAGAACGATTAGAAAACGAAACAAATGACAAATAAATTTGAAAATTACACTTTTACTGTTAGAAATGTAAGAGGTGTCGAGCTTAATGAAGCATTACGAGTATGGAAAACTGCATATTCTTCTTTTGACGAATTTCTCAAAAATGTGATTATCTATGAATCACTTGAAGAATTTGGAGATTATGTTTCTACAGTGTGGTCTGACATTAAACCTCTTGAAATATCAGAGGCGTTTGAACAAAACAATACAGAAAAAAGAAGATTATATTTTGACACTATTGGTGTAGAAAAAATCTTTGAATCTGTAGAACCAGATTTATTGGACATGAAAGATGTTGTATTAAACAACAGAAGATGGGATGCTGATGGAAAAGAGTATCTTCAAACAGGTCTTGACAGGTACACACTTTACAAAATTGACGGATACAAACTTTTTGGCAGTACTATTAGCGAATGGCAACGTAAAAACAGTTCTGTTTATGCTGTTAAATGTACTTGTACATCTACCGGTAGAAATTATTGGTTGTATGTGCCACGTGAAGTTGGTGAAAAAGAATCTGCATTAGAAGCAATTGCTTGGACATGCAGAATTGGAATTACAAATCCAAAAGCTATTTACAGACAAGGTGATATCTTTGTTGTAGCTGCAAATCATGACTCAAAAGTATGTGAACCATATCATTTAGATTATGCAACATACAGTTCATTAATCCAATCTCAAACATAATGGCAAAAGAATTAAAATCCAATCGAATTGTGTTAGCATCAGGTGATTTTGCTAATACTCATGCTGTTGTTTCTGACAAACAATTGCAGTATGAACACTTAGAAAACAGTGTTATTAAATTTAATGTTACAAAAGACGCAACAATTACACACGAGGAACATGACATAATCAAACTTTCTCCAGATGTGTATTATAAATTCAACCAAGTTGAGTTTAATCCTTTTAACAACACAGTATCATTTGTGTTTGATTAACAAGTAGTTACGAACCAGGACCTGAAAATCTTGGTTCGTAATATTTTTTTGTTTAATATTGTAAAAAAAAGATATGCAAGTTAAAATTAAAAAACTACACGAATTAGTAGAAATACCTACTTACGCTAAACCAGGAGATGCAGGAATGGATCTTACTGCAGTAAAAATTGAAAAAGATGCTTACGGTAATGCTGTAATCTATACAGGATTAGCTGTAGAAATTCCAGAAGGATACGTTGGATTAATATTTCCAAGAAGTAGCATCTCTAAATATGACATGCATTTAAGAAACAGTGTTGGCGTTATCGATTCTGGATACAGAGGAGAAATCATGCTAAAGTTTAGTTTCTTAGAAGATGGTAACTTGTACCAAATGGGCGACAAGGTTGCTCAATTAATAATCTTACCTTACCCACAAATTACATTTGAAGAAGTTGATGAGTTGTCAGAAACTGAACGAGGTGATGGAGGGTTTGGTTCTACAACGGTAGGTCATGACGGTCCGACGAATTTGTAAAATAAATGGTAGTGAGTTTGGTGTAGGTTTGTTTATTGAAAAACAACCTACACTTGCTTACTTTGACCATTCGGTGTATGTCAAAATACTTTGGTTTCAACTTGGAATTAATATTTTATGGAGATAAATTTTAACACTGGACAAATAGAAATAGTTGGTCCTTATGGTAGAGTTTACTTGTACTCACACAACACTGCTAATGAGTTAGTTAGTGTTGTTAGTGATGTACTTTCCAGACAAGTGCGATGGGATGATCCAGATTATCTTTCAAGAATGATTTTTTGCAGAATGATACCAAAAAACAAATGGGATGACGAATTAGGATTTGGCATTGGCACTCAACTTTATAAGGATGTAAACATGTTAATTACTTTAGACACTGTTCATCAGACAATTAAAATTTCATCAGCATTTGAGACTTACATTACAAATAGCATTACGATGTCTTTTGATGATTTTTTAAACAAATATGCAGACAGTGCAGAATTGTAAAATTTTACTGGAAAAAAATGACGCAATCATAGCGTTATAGTGGAAAATATTTTCTCAGAACAGTCAATTTAAACATTTTACTGGAAATTAATTAGTAGCTTGGTACTTTATTTAAGATGCAGCTACAATGATATACCAATTGCCCAATGGTAAAAGTATCGAGATGTCGATAGAACAGTACTTAAGAATGACCGATGAGGAGCTTAAAGGACTGGTTGCATATAACTTTGGTGAAGAATTTAATGATCCGTTTATATTTAGTGTTTTAAAACATGGACCATCTGGTCCTGAAGAAACTGAAGAGATGGATGAAGAAGATTTTACTGAGGAAGAATTAGAAGACCTAACTACAATTCTTCCTGAAGAAAAGTTATATGATGACGATTACATTGACTACGATAACTTAGAACAATAATGGACCCAGTTTCACAAAAAATATGGGATGACTTTGTGTCTAAATCAGTTCATGAAACAGGATACTGGTTTTCTACATTTACAGCTGATGGACATGCTCATATACATTGTCATGATTTAGCCAAATGGTTAATAGAGTTCTTATCAGAACATAAAGACAAAGTCATCTATGATTTTGGTTGTGGAGATGGTTTTTATTTAGAACAATTGTACTTAAAAGGTATAAAAAATGTAATAGGTATAGAACCTGAGACTCCTTCAAAAAAACATTCTTTTAAAATTTTACCACACAATCTTGCTTTTGAATTACCTTTAACAGAAAAAGGAATTGTAATGTCTTTTGAAGTAGGAGAGCACATTCCAAAAAAATATCAAGATGCTTTTATTGACAATATAACAAAACTTTGTGATAGTTATTTAATACTATCATGGGCAATTGTTGATCAACCAGGTATTGGACATGTAAATTGTAAAAACAATCCAGATGTAATAAAACTTCTTGAAGAAAAAGGATTTACTTACTTACCAGAGTTAACAGAAATAGCAAGATCATATCCTGAAGGAATGTGTGGATATTACAAACAAACATTGATGATATTTAAAAAATGAAAGTAGAAATATTTAGCATAATGAAAAATGAGGAAGCAATGCTTCCTTTTTATTTGAAACATTATCAAGATAGATTTAAAGATTGTGTCATCAACGTATATGACAACGGATCAACTGACAATAGTATTCAGATTTGTAAAGATGCAGGATGCAATGTTGGAGAGTTTCCGGTGTATACTGAAGAAATTCTTAAAAATTGGAAAAATTCAATATGGAAAAACTCAACTGCAGATTGGATAATTGTATGTGATATTGATGAATTATTGCACATTACTGATTTTGGTTTAGAATCATTGCCAGAACATGTCAATGTAATTTCAACAAAAGGTTACACAATGATGGATGTCACAGATGATAATTTACCTATTGAAAAGTTAGATCATGGTGTTTATGCGCCACCGTATTGCAAAAACATAATGTTTAAGAATAATTACATTACTGATATGAATTATGAAATGGGTGCTCATCAATGTAACCCTGTTCCAACTCCGGTTTATTCTCAAGATGTTTATACATTATTGCATTACAACAAATACAGTTTTACATTAGAAACATTTCATAAAAAATTTCAATTTGCAAAAGATACTATGAATAATGATCAGTTAAAAGTATTAAATGAATCATTAAATGTACTGTTTGAATCAAGTAAAATATTAGCAGTTAAACTATTATGATACAACCTAAAAAGAAAATTTGTGATTGTTGTGAAACAGAACAGTTTATATGGAAAAATCATGATGGAAACAAGTATTGCAAACAATGCTGGTTAAAAGAACATTCCACTCCACTTCCAAAAAAAGCACCAAAACCTATAAAACCTAAAGCAGATAAACAAGATCCTCTTGATAAATTATATTCTATTATGAGAAAAGATTTCTTATCTTTACATCCTGGATGTCAAGCAAGGTTGCAAGGTTGTAGTCTTCAAAGTACTGATGTGCATCACAAAAAAGGAAGAGGATTACATTATCTTGACAAAACAACATGGTTATCAGTATGTAGATCATGTCACACCTGGATTGAGTTACATCCAAAAGAAGCAAAAGAATTAAATTTTTCACTTAACAGATTAGAAAATGGATAACAAAAAATTCGTTGGTTATTTTATTATTGGCGCTGCCAATAGAGAAGAAGCTCAAAAAGGAGCTGGATTAGTATTATGGTCACAAAGTAAACCTGCTTTTATGACAAGATTGTTTAACAAAGGATTGTTAAATATCTACTGGGTCGATAAAGAAGACTACAGTCCTGTTGCAAAAGAAATGCAAGAAGAAAAAACTAAATTAGAATTTCCTAAACACAGAACTTACAGAAAGAAAAAAGTAGATGAAACAAGATAAACGTGAAGAAATCCAACGTGAAGCATTATTTGCCACGGAAGGAGTTCATCGTTGTACGTTAGGTGTTTCAATGGGTGTTGGTAAGACTTATATAGGTCTTCGACATATGGATGATCAATACAATAATCATGGTGCAACTAAATTTTTAGTAGTTGCACCTAAACTTTCTATATTTACTTCATGGAAAGATGATGCTGTAAAGTTTGGTTTAGAACATTTACTACCTCACATTAAGTTTACTACATATTTATCCTTGACAAAACAAAATGTTGAGTATGATTGTATTTACTTAGATGAGTGTCATAACTTATTGTATACCCATGAATCATATCTTTTGTTTTACCATGGTAAAATAGTAGGATTATCCGGAACACCTCCGCGTCACGCCACTTCAGAAAAAGGAATAATGGTTAGCAGATATTGTCCAATTGTGTATTCATACATAACAGACGATGCAGTTGATGATAACATACTTAATGATTATCGTATTGTTGTACATTTATTACCATTATCTACTCAAAAAACATACAAAGTCACCAAGAAAAATGGTGGATTTTTTATGACTTCTGAACGTGATCATTACAATTATTGGACAAACACCATAGATAAAGAATTTTCTATTGGTTCAAAACAAAAATTACGCATATTGCGTATGCAAGGATTGATGCAATATCCTACCAAAGAAAGATATGCAAAGCATTTATTGGAGCATGTTGATGACAAATGCATAGTATTTTGCAATAACACTGACCAAGCTGATAGAGTTTGTGAGAACAGTTATCATAGTAAAAATGTTAACAGTGAGGATAACTTGGAAGCATTTAAACAAGGATTGTTTAACTGTTTATCATGTGTTCAACAATTAAACGAAGGTGTAAATATTCCAAATTTAAAGTATGGAATTATCATGCACTCGTATAGTAATGAACGTAAAAGTAATCAACGTATTGGTAGATTATTAAGACTTAATCCGGATCAACAATCTGTTATACATATTCTTGCTTACAAAGATACTGTTGATACAGAATGGATAATCAGTGCGTTAAGTGATTTAGACCAATCAAAAATTACATGGAAAAATATTGAATAAAATGAGAGAAACTTCTAATTTTAACAGATTAAAAGAAACACTTTTAGAAAATTCAAATGCAGACACATGGGAAAAAGCAAAAAAAGAATGGGAATTAAAATACTGTTATGTAAGTAATGACCATTGTAGTTGCGGACATGAAATAATGAATGTGTTTCTTATAGAAAACAAATTAAATAGTGAACAACTTAAAATTGGTTCATCCTGTATTGATCACTTTAAAGATCGTGACATGTCAAGTTCTGCAAAGAATTTGCTTAAACGTCAAAAGTATTTAAAAAGTCAAAATGACAACTTAAACACAACTCTTGAAAAACAAATGTTTGATGATTGTTTGTTAAAAATTGTTGAAAAAAGTTTAAAAGCAGGTGTAATAAATCAATGGGAATTTGATTTCTACTCTAAAGTACAAAAATACCGTTCACATACTGAAAAACAACAAGTAGTGCTTAAACGTGTAAAAAACAAACTTAATAGTTTTGTTGTAAAAAATCCATCTGATGACGATGTAAAAAAAGTAAAAGTGTTGCTAAAATGTTTAAAAGAAAAAAATGCAGAACATAACAGTTAAATTTGGAAAACATAATGGTGAACTAAAACCATTGACAATTACAGATGCAACATTGTACAATCAGTTTAAAAATGATCTTGCAGATGGTGAAATGATAGAATTATATATCACTAAACTATCAGATGAAGATGATAAAACTATTGGACAATTAGCAAAAGTACACGCGTCTATTAGAGATTTGGCAAGATTTACAGGTCACACATTTGAAGAAATGAAAGATGCTGTAAAAGAAAAAGCAGGACTTTATGATCCTGCTTCTAAAGAGTATAAGAGTTTTGCTGAATGTAGTAAAACTGAATTATCAGACGCTATACAAATCTGTATAGAGATTGGTAATACTGTTGGATTTTACTTTTGATTATTAATGGTAAATAGTATTACTTTTCTTCTTGTACAGCTTGATCTTGTTGTTCTTGAATTTTTTTCTTAAGATCTTCTTGAGTAATAAAATTTGTCTGTCCTTCTGCTTTAGCATTTTTCTGAAATTCAGATAAAAGAATAAGCATTGTTTCAAGATGAAAATCACTTTCTTCAGAGATTGTTTGAGATTTTACTTTTTCAAGAAATGTTTGGATTTCTTCATTAGATTTACCTTTTAACATTGATAAATAAAGTCCTTGCAATCTTTGAAAAAATGATGTACTCATTTTAATGTTTACAATTGCTTTTTCATCAATAACTTCAACAAGATCTTCTGCTTGTTTTGTAGAAGGTTTTTTAGTTTGCTTTGCCATGGTTTTATAATTAATTAATTAACGCACAAATATATACAATAAATGTCAAATATACCAAATAAATTAACACCACAAGAATATGCATCAAAAATGTATGAAATGCTTAAACCATCCGGGTGGCATAATGTTTTAAAAGGTTTTCTATTGTCAGAAGACTTTGTACACATTATAAAAGTACTCGAAAATTGTGTTGCTGAAGATCTACGTTTTACTCCACCATTGAAACAAGTATTTAGAGCATTTATGGAATGTCCATATGATACAACCAATGTGATTATAGTAGGACAAGATCCGTATCCTCAATTAGGTGTTGCTGATGGTATTGCTTTTTCGTGTGGTAACACCAAAAAACCAGAGGCATCATTACGTTACATATTCAAAGAAGTAAACAAAATTGTTTACAATAATGAAAAAGATGTAGCTACGTTTGATCCAGATTTATCACGATGGTCAAAGCAAGGTATTCTTATGTTGAATACTTCTCTTACTACAGAAATTGGTAAGATTGGTAAACACATTCCTATATGGGATCCGTTTAACAAATATCTTATCGACATGCTTAATGCAAATGACAAAGAATACATCTGGGTTCTTATGGGTAAACAAGCGCAACAGAACGAAGATTTGATTGATAACATTCTGAATAACACACAGATACTAAAATGTTCACATCCAGCATCAGCAGCATATCAAAAGTCTGCTGAATGGAATAGTAACAACATTTTTAATCAGGTAAATGATGCTTTAAAAGCAGCAAATAAACCAAAAATAGTGTGGTAATTATTTGTTTAACTCTCAAAAGTTTATTATCTTCGTAGTCTAATTTAAACTTTATATATTTAGTTCCATGGTTGATGAACCAAAAAAAATAGAATGGAAACAGTATGGTGAAGTGATGAACGAGGGTATCAAATACATTCACTCAAGAGCCAGTGGAAGTATTAAATCTTTAAAAACTCAATGGAAACAATTCAACAAGATTGGATTAAACGGTATTGAGTGGCAATCACTATATGTTATCGCTGCAAGACCAGGAGTTGGTAAAACTCTTATTGCAGCATCTTTAACACGAGAATTACAGCGTTTGAATCCTGAACAGGATTTTGCTGTACTGCATTTTCAATTTGAGATGCTTGGTAGAAACATGGCGTTGCGTGAATTATCAGCAACCAGTGGATTAAATATCAGATATTTACAGTCTGCACAAGATGACGGTATGCCACCGTTAACCAGTGCAGATTTTAACAAGTTAAAAGAATATGCAAGTAAACAAGGTATTAGAAAGGAGTACATTATTGACAAAGCATTGACTGTAAATGAAATGCGTAGTGCTATTTTTAGTTTCTACAATACAATGAAAAAACCTTTTGTTATTACTTTGGATCATACTCTTTTAGTAAAACAATCCGGTAGTGAGAATAATAAGCAATCAACTTTACAAAATCTTGCTATCATGATGACAGAAATGAAAAATATGTTGCCAGTGACTTTCATTGTACTGACGCAATTGAACAGAGAAATTGACGATCCAGAACGTCAGAAACCGACAGGGAGAGGTGAAGGACACTATCCCACTGAGTCTGATGTTTATGGTAGTGATTTTTTACTTCAATGTGCAGATGTTATGATTGCTTTTAACCGCCCAGCAAAGTATAATTTAGGACTTTATGGACCAAATAAGTATGTCATAGATGATAAGTTCCTGCTGGCAATGCATATTTTGAAGAATCGATTTGGTGATGTTGGTATTCAATGGTACAGAGCAGAATATGCTAAAATGACCATTGTGGAAGCTGCCACGCCATCAACTCGAATAATTAGTAGTTCAAGTTAAATGTAAAAATGTAAAATGTAAATTAAAATGTAATTATTATGTCAACAACAACAAAGAAAAAACACATTAATGAACTCACTGAAGAGTTTAGACCTTTTTGGGAACCTTTGTTTGAAGAAATGGGTATTGAAAACCCTTTGTTTTTTGCAAAATTGTGTTACAACGGTAACGAATTTGGAGTATTGCCAGTAGAAACTATTAGATTTTATGCTGAACAAATTTCCAAAAACCAAGATGTATTCATAGAACTCTTCGATTGGTTTGATAAACCTTATCATGATGGAGAACGTGTGCTTTACAGATTTAAAAATAATCCTGACTGGAGAGAAAACCCAGCAGATTATAGAGAGATAACAAAAAAGAAAGATGGTACAATGCTTCCGACTCCATCTTATGCTTTTAAATTATCTTCTTGCGAAGTGGTAAATAGAACAAACATAAAGTTCAGTGTACCAGAACCTCAGACAAAAACATCAGACGAACCAGAACTTACGCTTCCTAAGTATGGTGAAATTGATAATGAGATATTTGATGACAACTATCTCGAAAAAGATGATAATCATTATGCTCAAATGACAATTAGAGACATTTACTGTATTGTGCAGAATGTTCCAATGTCAAACAAAAAGTGGTTAAACAATTTAATAAAAGACGGTAAACAATGGCAACAGAAGTAAAAGGTATAGAATTACCAACTGCTACAATTAAATCAGTAGTAAAGAGTCCAAAAAACTTAATCATATTTAGTAAACCAAAAACAGGTAAAACAACATTGTTGTCACAACTACCTAATTGTTTACTTATAGATTTAGAAAGTGGTTCCGACTATGTTGATGCAATGAAAATCAAAGCAAATAACATCAAAGAACTTATGGACATTGAGGCTGCAATTATTAAAGCAGGTAAGCCATACAAGTATATCGCTTTAGACACTATTACTGCATTAGAAGACATGTGTATACCATACGCAGAACATTTGTATTCGTTATCACCAATGGGTGCTAATTGGAAAACAACCGGTAAAGCAAAGTACGGTAACATATTGAATCTTGCAAATGGTGCAGGTTATCCATGGTTACGTCAAGCATTTAATGATATTACGTCAAGAATCAAAAATCTTGCACCTAATGTTATTTTTTGTGGTCACGTAAAAGACACATTATTGTCTAAAAATGGTAATGATTTTAGTTCGTTGGATCTTAATCTAACAGGTAAACTGAAAGACATTACAACATCTAAATCAGACGCAATTGGATACTTGGTGCGTAAAGGAGACAAAAATATCTTGAGTTTTAAAACACAAGATGATATTTCATGTGGTGCAAGACCAGAACATTTAAGAAATAAAGAGATTGTTATCTCTGAAACTCTTGAAGATGGTACTATTGTAACACACTGGGATGAAGTATTTATTGATTAATTAAAAATTATTATTAAAAATTAAAAATTAGAAAAAATGGGAACATTTAGCTTAAACGATTACAATCCATCAGAAGGAAACTATGTATCTAAAATTTTATTACCAGGTACGCATAAATGCAGAATCTTAGATTTGAAATTAGAAAGACCTCCGTATGACAGAGAACAATATAATTTGATTTTTGTATTGGAAGGTCCAGAAATTGGTGATGGATTCGAAGGTATTCAAATTAACAGATTAGATCCTTCTAAAGGAAACTATAAAGGACAGATTGCTTCTGTTAGAAGTGGTCAATTTGGATTTAAAGACTGGGTTTACAAAGGTAAAACTATTGGAAGAGACGAGTCTATTCAAAATTTCTTAGGTAGTTTCTTAAAACAACTTGGATTGTTAGAAAAGTTCCAATCTCTTAATATTCAGTGTGATACAATTGAAGACTTGGTTGTTGCAATCAAAAACTTTATTTGTAAAGCAGACTTCTGGTTGCATTTTACAATTGGTGGACAAAAATATTACAAAGATGGTTCAGACTATGCAAACTATTCTTTATTTTTACCAAAAAGAACCGAGGGTAAATATGCTTACGCGTTAACTGCAGAAGATCCAAACTTCTTACCATTTAACGAAGCTGTTCATATCTATGAGAAAAAGGTTGCCGAAGACACTTCTGAAACAGTAAGTGAATTTTCTGCAGCTCCTGCAGCTCAAGATATTTTCAATGACGCACCAGCTGCAAGTGCTCCAATCTTTGAAGACAACGTAAATGATTTGCAACTACCATAATTAAAATGTTTTATTTTTAAGATGAGGGTAGATGTAATGTCTACCCTTTTCATTTTAATGTAAAATACTGATTATGTTTAGTTTAAATAATTTTGTCGCATCAATAGATGATGTACCATCGGATTGGATATTTGAAAACTATTTGGATCTTGCTGAAAAGTTATCAGGTCAAAATGTACGAATGAATAGTTTATTTAATCCACATGATAGAGATCCATCAATGTATCTGTATTATGTAAAAGCAATTGGTAAATACCGGTATAAATGTTTTTCAACAGGTAAATCTGGTAATGCAGTTGACTTAATGGCAAAATTGTGGAATGTAGATTATGGCACTGCAGTCTATAAAATCTTGGAAGATTACCAGTCATTTTTGAAGACAGGTAAAACAACTCCAAAGAAAGAATTTGTAGAAACCAAATGGATTGTCTCTGAATATTTTATCAGAAGTTGGACCAAAGATGATGCAGATTTCTGGTTACAGTTTAATATTGGTAGTAAATTGTTAAATGAGTACAATGTAATTCCATTACGTAGTTACACTATGGCAAAGCAAGTTGGTGATATAATCACCGATGAAGAGTTCCATGTACAAAAAAAGTATACTTATTTGTACACTACAAAGTACAACGAGATGTACAAAATTTACCAACCAAAAAATGGAGCCAAGAAATTTTTAAAGTTAATGGACTATACTCAAGGTATAGATCAGTTAGAAGGAGCCAGGTTTTTAGTTATCACATCTTCTCTAAAAGATTGCATGGCAATTAGAAGTATCCCAGGTCTTGACGTTGACGTTATAGCACCAGATAGTGAGAATACAAAATTGTCTTCAGAACTAATTGAATCCATGAAAAGTAATTACGAAGCTGTTGTTACTTATATGGATAGTGATGCTGCAGGTATTGCGAGTATGAAATATTATTTGGAAACTTATAATTTACCGTTTTGTTATATACCGCTTGAAAAAGACTTTAGTGACATTGTCAAAGTTCACGGTATCAAAAAAGCAGCATACACTTTTATACCAGTTTTAGACAGAGCAGTTGCAAAATATAAAGAATTAAATGTAGATTTGTAAAAAATCAACATTATGAGCAATTGGATCTTAACTGAAAGTAATAACAAAGTAATTACTAAATTAGAGGATATACCTAACAATGAGCATGTTATAGGTTTTGTTTACAAAATTACACACATTGGAACTGGTAAATTCTACATTGGCAAAAAAAGTCTATTCGCATCAAGAAAGACTGCAATCAGTAAAAAAGAAAAAGCAACTACTGGTACAAGAAAGCGTACTAAAACAGTTGTAAAAGAATCAAACTGGTTGTCATATTTTGGTAGTTGTAAAGAACTATCTGAAGAAGTGCTAAGAAATGGAGCACATAGTTATAAACGCGAGATTCTTGAATTGTGTTGTACTAAAAAATACCTGAACTATTGCGAATTAAGTTATCAAGTAAAACTTGACGTCTTATCATCAAATAGTTATAATGGTAATATATTAGGCAGATACTTTGCAAGAGATATGCAAAATTGTAAATAATGAAAGTACAAAATTTGATGCCCACAGTAGCAGATCGTCTACAAAAAGAAGAAGAGTTCTTTGACAAAAATTTTATGATGTCTTATTCTGGTTTGAATAAGTTATTATACAGTCCAAGATTGTTTTATTTACATTATATCTTGGGACAACGCGATGACGCAACTGACAAATTTGCAATAGAAGGGAAGTTAATTCACTGTCTATTCTTAAAACCGGATGATTTTGACAAAGAATTTGCATTAAGTATTGCTGATGTGCCAAGCGATAATCCAAAAACATTATTGGATAGATTGTTTGTACACTACAAAGAACTTAATGCTGCAGGTGATCCACGAGAAAATCTGGAACATTTCGAACATGCAATACTGGATATTCTCAAAGACATGAATTTGTATCAGACTTTGAAGACTGATGCTCAACGTGTTGAAAAAATTATCACAGAACGACATGTTGCTTACTGGGACCACTTAAAAAATGGTGAAGGTAAAATACTTGTGGATCCT